TAATTGTGAGGCTTTACGGACAGTTTCCCTGCTAAAATAAATATAATACTCATCTTCACCATTTTTACGATATATTGGTTTGTTTGGTATTAATACAGGTCCGACTAATATTTTTTTGTCTTTATCTTGTTCTGCAAATTTAAATTCTTGCGATTTTAATGCAACAAAATCTTCTTCAATTGCAGGATATTCCACAACAGAAATTGCTTCAACAAAATTGTCTTGTTCTTCGTCTAATATAAGTTCTACTATTCTCATAATTTTATAACGATTAAATTTGTTTTTTTTGCGTTTATAATGTTGCGCCTTCTACAATATTGTTTTCTAAACTTTGTGCTGTTGTAACATCATTAGCAACTACATATGCTTGGACAGGTTGTTGTTCTTGTCCTGCAACAGCATCAGCTAATTGACTTGTTTCTGTTGCGCCTACAATATTAAAACTTGGTGCAGTTGCTCCACCACCGCCACCGCCACCTGCTACACTCGGTGTTGATTTACCACTTGGATCTGTGCTTTTTATTTTTGCAATTTGCATCGCACTAAATGCCCCCGCCAAACCTGCTTGGATAAATGGATATGCAGGAAATACTGTTGTTATTGGACTATCTTGTGCAGTTTTGAAAGCGTTTTGAACACCCTCTATACCACTAATTGTAGCTTGTGCTAACGCTACTGCTTTACCTACTTTACTACCTTTACCTGCAATTTCACCAATAAGTCCCAAACCTCGTTTTGCTATATCTAATTTAGCTTTCGTAACGTCATCAGCTAATTTCTTTTCGTTATCGGCATCTTTTTGATCAGCTTCTGCCTTTAATCCTTTGTAGTAATTTATTACCTCTAACTTTTGTTCCTCTGTTGCATTTAATCTATCTAATTCTGCAAGTGCCTTTTCTTCTTCTAATGCAACTTTTTCCGCTTCTGTTTCTGCTTCTTTTTCTTTTTGCCTTTGTGTAAAGTCATCTCGGATCTTTTGTATATTAGTTAATCTTTCTTTTTCTTTAGCTTCTTTCTCTTTATCTTTTGCCTCTTGTTCTTTCCTTATCCTTTCTTGTTCAGCTTGATCCTCTCTCCTTGCTGTTGTTAGTTCGGCTGTTAGTGCTTTTTGTAATCTTAATCTTGCAGTTTCTTTAGCAATTACCTCTGCTTGTAGCTGTGCTTGTTCATTTAAATCTTCTGTGGTACTTTTTGCTAAAGCATTTTCGGCTTTTTTCGCCTCAAAGTTCAATTTAGCAACCTCTATTTCTTTTTGAGCAATTTCCTCACTAATTTTACCTGCCTCTTTTATAAATTCAATCCGTTCTTGTGCAGAAAACTTTTCTTTGTCGGCAGCTTTTTCTCTTAACTCTGCAATTTTTTGGTCTGCCTTTGCTCGTTCAATAAGTAAATCCCTTGCTTTAATTTCAGCTTTTGCTCTTTGATCAGCAATTGCACCTGCTTTTTTAGCATCATCTATAACTTCTTTGCTAAAATCCTTAACAGCTTTTGTAGTTTTGTCTATTGTATTTTCAACACCTGTAAACGCATCAACTGCACTACTTCCTGCCGACTTAACATCATCTAATGCCTCTTTAAATTCACCACTAAATACCTTTTTTATAGCGCTTCCTAAAAAACCAACAGTTTTTAATAATGCATTAAACCTATTAGTAATATTTTCTTTTAAAGCATCTTTAAAATCAATTAAAGCCTGTTTTGGATCAGTAAATACAGAAATAATTTTTTCACCTAAATTGGCAAATATGTCAAGAACATTACCGACCACCGATCCAATAATGCTCATAATCTTTTTAAATTTCTTTTGACCTTCTTCTGAACGTTTAAACGCTTGTATTAATGACGTAACTGCAATTACCAAAGCACCTATACCTGTTCCAAGTATGGCTATTTTCATTAAATTAAGACCCTTTGTTACACCTGTAATAGATTTTTTTAAATATCCTAATTTGCTAAATAGACCGCCTGTTGCTTTATCGGCTAAACTTGTAGCGCCACTATAATCTCTTTGTTCTTCGGTTAGATTTTTTACAACTGTTTTTTGTTCCTTTTGTTGGGTAGTTAAATCTTTAACAGCAAATTTCTGTTCCTTGATCAGATCTTTCTGTTTTGCTATTTCATCCCTTAACCTTTTTTGTTCTGCAAGATTATTTTTAGGTACATTCTTTAATTGCTTTTCTAAATCAAATAATTCCTTTTCCCAATCCTGTGTTAACTTTTTTGCTTCGGCTAACTCATTATTAAGATAATCCAATTGCTTTGTAGCATCCCCTAAATTTGCCCTTAACTCAAATTCTTTGACGACCATTCTATCTCTTTTTTAATTGTTTTATATCCCTCTTTTAATGTCGTTGGCAATTTGTATTTGCCTTGTGCTATACGGATATTTTCTGTTTCTCCGTTTGCGTATTTTAAATTGTCTAATATTAACCTGATCATTAGTTAGTTTTTTCAGTTATACCTGTATCAAAAGAGAAACCATCGTTTCCGTTTACATCATATTTTACCCGTACTGATATATTATACCAAGTGTTACCTTCTAAATTATTTACTTTTAATGTAGTTGTAGTATTTGGCTCTGCACTCCATAAACCACCGTTTAAATAAACGTTATAACCTGTGGCGCCTGTAACTGCATCCCAACTAACAGTAATAAAATCTGTTGATTTTGTGCTAACATTTAATTGAGAAATCCTGCCTAAATATGCAGTTTGGAAATTAGCAATTTGACTAACATATTCGTCTTTGTTGTATAATTCTAAATCCGATTTATTGGTTAGTAAATTTGTTTTGATACTATTTATCCTATAAGATTTATTGGCGATTACCAAACTATCGTTCATTTTTAACTTGATCAATATAGGAAGTGGTAAATATGCCGATACTTTTAACAATCTTGCTTTTCTGTCAAATACAGAATCTACATAGTCAAAATATCCACTATCGAATAGATTTACAGTGTCATTAGGTACTTCTAATAAATATTCGTCTATTTCTTCACCAAAATTCAATGACAAATAACCATTATATGACCAATCGAAAGATGTTAATTGAGATGGTCGTCTATAAAATGTGTTTGCTGTGCCTTGCATTTCCCACTCACTTTCACCATCTGTTCTTGTTAAACATAATAGTAATGGTTCGCCTATTGTAGGTTCAAATTGTTTGTTGAGCATTGCACCTTGACCAATTGCTGTTAAATTACCATCTTCATCTGTTAGTCTTTCGTACATCATTTTTTCGAATGGTAATTCCACTTTATAAACACCACCATCCCATTTATTATCTCCATAATTTTCTTGAGAAAAAGGTATTTGGTTTATTTCATCTGCAAATTGTACTAAAAAACTTTTTTTGCTTTTGAACTTAAATTCCATTTCCCTGTATTGGAATAACCTTTCCATATTGGAGGTTTCCATATCAACGTATTTAGTTATGTCATAAGATGATCCAATCGACATATACCAAGGCGACCTAAACGTACTTATATCACCATTAGTGTCTTTAAATACAACTAAATTGAACATTTTAAACAAACCACTTAAAAAATCCATTACTTTCATTTTTGGTATTTGTTTAGAAATGTAAAAAGTATTGTTTAAAGTGAAATTAGTAGCATTATAATTTGCAGTCCAAGTTGTTGTTTGTGTTGCAAAAACTGATGCCCTTTCTAATTTTTTAATTTGCAATGTTTGAGAACTTATAGCGATAGTGTTTTCTGATTGTACCTCAACGATAAAATCAACTAAATTTTGTTGTGTAGTGTTTTGATCAATATATCCTAAAGCAAAAGCATTACCGCCATTTTCTGCATTATATTCTGCTATTATTGATTCGTCACTTGCTCTTAATATCCTAATAGTATAACTTTCCGAAGTACCGCTAAACACATTGGCTTTTATTTCATATTGCAAATAGTGAGCGGTAGTGGTCAAATAAAGCGACCTAACATCACCATAAGAACTTGGTGTTGTAGATGTGTGAGTATAATCTAAAGGGTCATCTGTAACGTGTCTAAATCTGTTTCTAATTATTTGTGTTCCACCACCCTCATCAGCGTTAGTAATAAAACCCTCATTTCGGTGCATCCACATATAGATGTCGTTTATTTGTTGAGATTGTAGAAACCCTGTAATATTTATCTCGCCCGGATAAGTTCTGTTAATAGCATCTATAATTGCTCTAACTCTAATAGCGGGTTTTACATCTGTCCATTTTAATGGATCGCCTGTGTCATTGTCTTTATACCCATCTGTAGTGTCGTATCTCATATTTTTACTATGATGGATATTAGGTACAAGTATATCTGTATTGCCAAAATCTGTTGTAATTTCAGCATCTGTGTTACACATTAGTTTGGTGATGTTTGTTTGAGTGTAATCAAAATCTAAATCCCCATAATTTAAACTACTTAAATCAGAATCACCTAATATTTCTTTAAGTTCAACTGTTTCACCATAAAAGACCACTTTATATGCGTGTGGTACATTGTTTTTCAATGATACACTTCTAAATTGTATTTGACCTTTTCTAAAATCTATACCATTTAATTTTATTATAGCATTATGTCTAAATCTTGCATCAAAACTATTCTCAATGTCCGTATTTTCATAATGTCTAAATATTTTGTTATTTGTTTTAGAAGCAGGTAAATTAAATTGTTGACTAAATGGTGTAAAAACCTTTCCTATATCTCGTACATTGACTAAACTCTCTGTTATAGTAACACTTTCATCTTCAAATAAATCGCATCTTTCATAATTGCTTTCTATTTTGTAAACATCATTAGTGGAAAATATATCCGCATTTATAGACAACTGTGTAGCACTATCAATTGCTGTAATATGTGCTATATCGTTGCTAAATAGATTTGTTACTAAATCACCAACACTAACAGTATCGGTAAAATTTGCTGTACTATCTATCAATTTGTTTGCTGAAACAGAACTTGCCGATCCATCTACACTATTATACCCTTTTATGTATAATTCAATTATCTGCATTAGCGTATGTTGTTTATAGTATTGTAAGCGAAATCTATATCTATTGTGTAATTGATCAATTTATCGTTTAAGTGTGTTTTGTAATTAAAAGAACTACTTGCAATATTAATTGGTAATGTTTGGTTATTAATTTCAATCCAACAGGCTTCACTTAATTGCAATTGTTTAAAGACATCGTTATATTCTTCAGGATAGTAACCTGTGTTTAATACAAGTTTTTCTGTACCATTTTTTGTAAGTATCTTTTGTTGATGTCTATCTATGTTATATGATCCATCTACAATTATGTTCCTTTTGTAATCTTCTTTTTTTGTGCTTAATGTTTCGTTAAATCGCTTAAAAAACCAAATGTCTTGAAATGCACCAAATTTATTTACGAATGTCAATTTGTGTGGTGTGTATTTTGTTTCGCAAATATTTTCAACCTCAATCTTTATAACCTCATCATCTGTTTCTACATATATTGTATCGAAATCAAATAGTGTAAATTCATCTTCAAATTGTCTTAAACAAGAACTATCTTCAAATGTACCACCATCTTGTATTACACGATCTTGGAATATATCTGCACCATTTACACCACTTGTAACGTATTCTATTTGCTCGTCGGCTTCATCACTATCAGTAATTGATTTGGTATAAACCTGATCACCATTTAACTCATAAGTCACTTGGTTGGTAATTTCTGTATAGACAGGAATAACTGCAGGTGCATCATCAAGTTTAACTATTTTGGTGTTTGATTGTAACAAACCACTATCATTTTGTGGATTGGCACCATCTTCAAAATAACCATAACCATCGAAACCTAATAATTCAGTATAAGCACTCCAAGTACCTGATACATTTGTTAGTGTTTGTTTTGTTCTGTAATCAACCCAAACATTTTCAGTTGAATAATCACCATCGAAAGTATGCAATAAATAATCCCTTACTATTTCACCAATTTCGAAAGTAACGTTACCATTTACAGAATATGATGTTAATTGGAATAGGTTTGTCCTATCTGTTTCCTGTGTTCCTGTGTAAACATATAATTCCATATCTACACTTACTAAATTATCATTGTAAAAATGGATGTAATAAGGACTCCTTGCGTTAATTTTGCTCATTTATTCTAAATTTTGTAAAAAATCATTTCCTAATGCATCACCTAATTTGTCTGCATAACGATCCATAGCATTGTTATATGCTTTAGTAAAAAATAAAGATGGTCTAATTCCTTGTGCAAATATGGTTTTGCTTAATACATAACCAATAGTGTTATAGTCACCTTTTGCGAAACGACCTTTTTCATCTCTTAATCTAAAATTTCTTGACTTTGCCCAATCACCTATACTTTTTGGTGGTGGTTGTTTTGTAGTATAACTAAATCTTGATTTATCGCCTAACAATACAGAATTAGTAACCTCACCTTTTTGGACACCATTTTTAATCATTGATGGATCTGCACCAAATACACCTGCATCTTGGTATCTACCATAGTCTTCCATATAAAAATTAAGTTTAGCAAAATTTTCACTAATCTCAATATCATAATCTAAACTATCGTATAATTTTTTGGTATTGTTGCGTTTGCCTTTTGTCAAATAAGTTCTTGACTGTTGCACCACATACTTACCCCAAGTGTTTAGTAGGTTATTTAGGTTTTTTAATCGCATCTATTAATGTTATTTCTTACAACCAATTGGAAATTAAATGACCAACCTGCTAATAAATTCTCAAAACGATCAGAAAATGGTTCTGCATTTACAGAAGAACGATCAACAAAAGTATTACCATCATATAAATCACCATTAAATAAAGCGTCTGTTAAATGGTTACCAATATTAAACATTGTGTTTAGAACGTATATTGAATTATCGTCTTGGTAAATGTTTGGCTCATCTTCAGTATCGTCATTGTGTACCACATCCATTAATAAAATACTAATATCGTAAGTTATTATTTGTGGATTAAAACTTGCGTTACCTACTACTAAATGTGCAAGTGGAAATATAGTTTGTTTGTCGAGGTCTATATCAGAAATATTACCTGTCGTAACTGTGGTTATGTTATTATTTGCTAACAACTCATTTCTTAATATTTCAATGACTTGCAAATAACTTTGTGGACCTATGTTTTGATTAATTGCCATTAAATTTTTGTTTGATCAATTTTTTTTCTAATTCAGCTTTTTCCTTTTTAAATGTGAGCATAGTTAGACAAGCATTCATTCCTTGCTCGGTAATATCCTCGAATTTTGTAATATCTCCGTCGCAAAGGGCGTATATAGACTGATACCACCCCCACTTTTTTCCAAATCCTTCAACTGCTGTGGTGTTAGATCCCCCTGCTCCAAAGAGGTCATCATAACGTTCGACAATTCGATGCCTAAATTGTAAAAAAAAACAATTGAACTTACAACAGCATCCATTGGCATATTTAACATAGCATCGTGGAATAAATCCCCTTTGTATTTGTCAATTACATATTTTTCACCTTGTTTATATGTTATTGGTCTATATAAAACAGCCATAGCCTTTTCTATATTTTTGGCATCATTTATATAAGTGTCTAAATCAATGTACTCTCCAAAGGTCATTTCCTCTAAATCAGGTATAAAACCAAACTCACTATCACCCATAGTAAATCTCATTACAAGTTGTGGTTGTTGTTTAAGTACATCGTGCAATTGGTTTACTATATAATCATAATCTATTAATTTTAATGCTGTCGCTTGTTGGTAAGTTATGTTACAAAAAATCTCAAGCATTTTCAAATTGACAAACCTTTCCGAAATATCGTCGTCTTTGTTTGTTTCAATAATTTTTTCGTATTGCTTGTACTGACCTAAAGTAATGTCTGCAAGTGAAGTTGGTATTTTAATTTTTATGCCCATAATATTATAACGAATTTTGTGATCAAATTTTTAAAAATAAAGGTACAAAAAAAGAGGACACTTTCGCATCCTCTCAACTTAACACAAACAAACTAAATTATTTTACAATAAATTTAGAAAGTTCTTTATATCTGTTTTGTATATGTTCTTTCTCACAAGCAACCTCATTGAATGTAAGTTCTACTATTGATGGTAAATCTCGCATAAGATTATAAGCATTAAATGTCAATACAATACCATCTTGTAGTTCCATATTAACTTCTCCGTTTTGTCCACCCCATAAAGTTATGGTGTCATCTATATAAATATTTTCCATTACCTTATATTATTTATAGTATCAATTAATTTAAATTTTTGTTCTCGCAAATTTACAAGCATAGTCGAATTTGGTTCATATTTAGTAAATAAATCTATCTGATATTCAACTAAATCTAATTTTTCTTTAAGTTCCTGATATTGTGTTCTCATTTTATTGTTTTATTTAAAGATTAGACATTGTTTAAGATCTTCTAAATTCCAAACTTGTGTTTTTCCAAGTGTAATATTATTAACTATCACTTCATTGTTAGATAATGCAATTATAATAGCATCGTGATTTTTTTCGTCAGTTCTAATAATTTGAATTTTAGTATTCATTGTTTTAAATGTTATTGTTTTTTAGTTCCCATTCATTTATTATCTTATCTAATTGAGTGTGATATTGCTCTTTAGTTAAGTAACTACTAATTCTAGAAAGTTGATTTAGTTTTTGTGTTGTTGTTTTTGATTTCATAATTTTTGTTATTGTTTTGCAATGTAAATATACAAATTACTTACATATAAACAAAAGTTAATATAAACTATCTCAAACTATTTTAATCTTTTTTTATATCTATCCGATATTTTAATAATTTCCTTATATATGTCAAGCAATTTCTCAACATAGACAGCACCATCCATTAATTCCTGCTGTAAATGATTTAACCATTCCTCGTAATTTAAATCACCACGTTCCATTGTAGTGCCATATTTATCAAGACCAATTTTAGCTCTTTGTCTAATTTTATTGATCACTTGTTCTTCTATTTTGCTCATACTCTAAAAATATAATAATTTATTTTATCGAATTCATATTCTATCTCATTGCCATCGTAATGTGCAAATGTATGTCCATATCCATCAACAAAGCAATTTTGTGCAGTTTCTTCCCAATCTACAGCTAACCAATCAGGCATTTTAAGATCATAACAATCTTCCGTAATTTGTTTAATTTCATCAACATAGATATCCCAAATATATTGTTCTTCGATAAAACGATAGTCTTGTCCATCTATTTCAATATAAAAATCCGCTAATACTTGTAATTTGTCGTGAAGTTGTTCTATTTCCGTATCATTAACAGATAAATTTAGTTCATCAGTAATAAATTCAGAAATTTCATTTAATAGCATTTGTTCCATTTTATTAATTATTAATTATTGTTTTATTGAGTATAAATTTATTAATTTTATTTTACAAAGTCAACTACTCACCTATCTTATTTGAAAGTAATCCACCAAAGTTTTGTGCTATGATTTGCATTTTATCTAAAACATCTTCAGCATCTATTTGACCACAGATAGGATAACATTCAGTAAAATATTTTTCACCTTTTGAAATTGATTTTTTTCCAAAAGTTATTTTTTGATCAGCAATGTGATATTGGCGACCATTGTAACCCATAGTATCTCGATCAGGATTTACTAATTTTACAGAACCGATGTATTTGTTACCAACTACATAATCAATGTGGTAACCGCAATTTTTGTAAGGATAATGGTGTTTGCTCATTGTTTTATTATTTTATACAAATATAAATAGATTCTAATTAATTAACAAAAGTTAATATAAGTAATAATCCACAAAATCATAGACCTCTTGATCAATATAATTTAAAATTTTATTATCTGTTACCAATTCACCATATTCATCGTAAACCTCTACAAGTTCAACATTGTGGGTTTCAGGTGGATCAAAATATGTTCCTATATTGCCTAAACTATATTCAAATTCCACTTCGTAAATGTGATCATCGTAATCTACTTCAATTGTATGAGTTCTCATAATGTTATAATTTAATAGAATAAATATAACACTTTCTACAATTATAAACAAAAGTTAATTAAATTATCTTATAGCATAAGACCCATAGTTTGGCCTACTTAATTTGTTTACAATGCTATATCTCAAAGCATCTGTGGCGTGGTTAAAAGCATCTATTGGCTTGTTTGTCAATTGACCATTTTTGTCCTCAATGTATTTGTAATTTCGTAACTCTTTTATAAGATTTATACTATTTTCTGTGATCACCAATTTATAGCGCCTGATCATATCAATTCCAATATTTATAGATCCTTTATAAGTAGGTTTTACATTCCATCCCATTCGGTGTATCTCCTCTATAGATTTTGGCTCTGCACTATCACAATATATTTCGTCTCGCCTATCAAGTTGCAATCTTTTTAGTTCATTGCCTATATCTTGGTTGGTCATTCCTGTCCTGTAAATTAACTCATTAACGTACATAGTTTGGTCTTGTACATAAGTTTCTACAAGTGCAGTAGGATCATTACTAAATCCAAAGTCTAATCCTCTCGCTATAAGTTTTGCTTGTTGTGGTATTTCTTTTGTTGTGCTAAATTTAAACACAAGTGACCTACTTTGTCCTCTCTCACCTAAACCATAAACACGCCAATAGTTTTCATCTGTATCTTTCAGGCGTTCTATCTCGTCTATAATGTTTTGAGGTAAAAAAGGATTGTCCTTGTACGTTGTTTGATAGAACTCAACATCATCTCGTACTAAAACCTTGTCATAAATCCAATGAAATTCTTCTGATGGGTTATAGTCAATTATTATTTTTTCTGTGGTACGGAATATTAATTGTTGCCAATCTTCAAAAGTTATCTCGTTTGCCTCATTAACAAACAATAAATCCCGTTTACGCCCTCTAATTTTTTGTGCCTGATCAAGTGAAATAAATTCTATTAAATTGTCATTAATATGATACTCATTTCCACTTTTGTTATGGCTTGACTCGTTGTAGATTTTATGTTTTTTTAATATGTCAAAGAAATCCCTCATTACTGTACCACGAACAGCGGGGAAGGTTTTACGACATATTGTTATAGTTTTACCATTTTGATCATAGCAATACTTAAATATTAACCACAAAAGTATATTGTAGGTTTTGCCTGATCGAGTACCGCCCTGCTCAACCAATATTTTTTTTTGTGCATTATCACAATGCTTAAATACCTTATTGGTCGTTATCTCCACTATCGGTATCTATTATTTTAATTTCAAATAATTTCTCTCCATCTGCACCTGTAATCTCTTGGCGTTCTACATAACCTCGTTTTTTTCCTTTTGTTGCTAAATAAAATTTAATTAACGATGCGTTTCCATCCTGTATTTGTTCGAACATTTTACTCTCTGCGAAATCAAGTGCCACATTGCCAATATCTTGTACTTGTTTCCTAAATTCCTCATCATTGTTATAATACTCATAAAATGTCGATCTATGGATGCCTACATTTTTACAAGCTGTCGTTACTACACCCATTGATTTTTCAAGTGCATTGATCAAAGATGCTTTAGTGTGTCGGATTTTGTCTGATTTACTCATAATTCATTTAATAAATTTTCTATCCAATTTGTTTGTTTGTATTTTGAACTTAATTCTTGTTGTTTTAAAATTAACCGTTCTTTTTCTGTTTTATCATTTGACAAATGATCTAATTTATTGTATAATTCTTCTAAATTTTTAAATCTCAATTCTTCAATTATATTTTCTGAATAACAAGTACTATTATTGTCAATAACTAAAGGACATAAACCATTAGCAATAGCTTCCTGCACACCATATCCAAATGTTTCGTGACTTGCTAAACTTATTTGAAATCCACATTTAGATAATATTTGTCTATATTGGTTATGCGGTATTTTAAAATAGAAATTTTTGTACAGTTGTTTCAATTTAGGTATTAATGACAAATTACCTTTTGGACAACTTATAACAAACTGATCCCTATATTTTTCTTTTATGTCAAATAAATAATCTACACCTTTTTCTTTTGCTAACCTGTGATTAAAGATAACCTGATCATTTTCTAATTTTGGTTTTTTAAAATTATCTTGTAAAGGTAACCCTATGTTTATAGTTGGTCTTTTAATAAATGTACCTAAATAATCTGAATTGGTAAATATCTTATTTGCTATTGGTAATATTCCATCTTCGTAATTTGTTAATCGCCTGTCGTTGCCTACATCCTCATTTTGATAATTTGACGAGTGAACTATACCATATATTTCTTTTACAAAACCTGCTTTGATAAAATTATTACTAAAATCATCTATATAATTAACGAAAAACAATTTGGTTATTTTGTTAGATCGCATATACTCAATTAGTTTAGCCTCGTACCTCATTTGTTGAGTTCGACCCGGTAAATATGATTTTTCTGTAAATTTAAAAGGATCTAAAAATATTGTTCCTAATAATTCATTTAAATCTTTTGCCCAATTAATATCATAACAGTGCTTAACTAACAATATATCTTTTCTCATTTTATATACTTGTCTAAATTTATGTTATAATCGTAACCAAACTCATTTAACAATTGTTTTAATTTGCCATTTGGAAAACTTTGTGAAGCGTAACCTAACTTAAACACATAATTTTTAAACTCTGTTAAATCTATTTTATCGTGTCTTTCTAAATATTCCACTATCTTATTTTTACTCGCCTGTTTTTTAATACTATCAAATATGTTCTTTTTTGACTTTATTCCTAATTCAGTAAAGTATTTATGTATATTACTTGCGTGGTTCGTTAACTTTAATTGTGGTTTGGTTATGTGGTTAAAGTGTCTAATATCTTCTTTTATTATTTTTCGCATAATTGCTAACTGTTGGTTCATATTGTCAAATAAATACGGATAATCCTGTCCTACTAATTCAGGAAAGGTACACCTGTTTGGCAATACCACAACTTGGTCATTCATTATACTTTCCGCTATGCTAATACAAAATGTTTCGTGCCTACTGTTTATTACATTTGCGTGGCATTTGGATAATTCTTTTAAATAATCTTGATGCCTTGTAAACGATTTAACTATTGCGTATGGCTTTTTATTTATTGTATTTATATTGTCCTTATCCCCCGCTGTTAATATCACTTGAAAATCTAATCCTTCTGTATGTAATTGATCAAACATAGCAAAAGTATCTTTCCAATTTTTATAGCCATCTAATCTATGGTTGTATATAAAAGTAAACTTATCATATTTCGCATCTTGCTCAATTTCATTACAATAACCACCAAGACTAACTGTGCTTTTTTCTTTTAATAACGATATTTTATCAGAATTTAGCACATCATTAGCTTCTTCTAATAGCATTTGGTAACAATATTCAGTATGGAAGAAATTAAAATCAGCACCTAAACTACCAACCAATTGATCGTAAAGTATATGCATACAAGGTAAATAACTTGTAATCC